AAGAGGTACGCCTCACACAGCTAGAGCTAGAGCAATCCCTCGGTGGACTGTTCAGCTTGTTAACGGTAGAGTTCTTAATACCCTACCTCAATAGAACTTTGTTAATACTACAGAGATCTAACCAGATACCAAGGTTGCCAAAGGATGTCGTAAGACCAAAGATAGTAGCCGGTATCAACAGTCTAGGTAGAGGACAAGACAACGAAGCCTTGACTAGATTCATAGGAACTGTTGCACAGACTCTAGGGCCAGAAGCATTGGTGAAGTTCATAGATCCAAGCGAGGCTATCAAGAGACTAGCAGCTGCACAAGGTATAGATGTACTAAATCTTGTACGCTCACCAGAGCAGTTACAGCAGATGATGCAGCAGCAACAAGCAATCGCAGCACAAAAGTCAATCATAGATCAGACAGGTCAGCTTGCAAACACTCCACTGATGGATCCCGATAAGAATCCACAGGTAGCAGAACAAGCAGCCGCAACTATACAAGGACTACAACAACAACAACCACCACCACAATAACATGGCAGAAACATTATCATATCAGCCAGAAACAACGACTGAGACTATAACCACTAGCCTAACACCAGAAGAACAAGAGAACCTTGCTGTTGGTGAGAAGCTACAACAGGATCAGGAGCAGTTACTGGCTGGTAAATATAAAGATGCAGCAGAGCTAGAGAAAGCTTATATCGAGCTGCAAAGTAAACTTGGTAAAGAGGGTGAGGAGCCAGCAAAAGAAACAGCTAAACCAGAAGTAGATGAGTTTACTCCTTCTAATGCTTACTCAGATGATGGTAAAGTTAATTATGAGGCTGTTACAGAAACTTATGGTTCTGCTGTAACAGAAAAGCTACAGGCTGCTGGTATCGATCCTTGGAGCATTAGCTCTGAGTTTCGTAAGAACGGAGGTCAGTACTCAGATGACATGATACAAAAGTTAACTGGTGCAGGCTTTTCTGAGGCAGCTGTTAAATCTTATTTTGCTGGGCAATCAGCTCAACAAGGTTACAGCCCACAAGCTGAGGACATAACTGATGTACAAATTAAGGACATCAAGGAGTCGGTAGGCGGTGAGCAGAGCTACGCTAATGTAGTCAACTGGGCTAAATCAACTTTAGCTGAATCCCAGACCAAAGCTTTCGATGAAGTTGTCAATTCTGGTAGTGTAGAAGCTATCAAACTTGCTGTCGCTGGACTCAAAGCACAGTACGATAACGCCAACGGAGTCGAAGGTAAAACATATACAGGTAAAGCACCTGTTGAAAGCGGTGACGTCTTCCGCAGTCAAGCTGAGTTAGTTAGAGCTATGAGTGATCCACTCTATGACTCTGACCCAGCTTACAGACAAGACGTAGTAGAAAAACTTGACAGATCTAATTTGGAGTTCTAATTATGCCCGGACATTACGGAAAAGCTATGCCAAAAGGCAAGAAAATGACAGCAGCCCAGAAGAAAGCAGAGGCTCTTAAAAAGCTAAAAATGCTTAAGAAGAAAAAAGGTAAGAAGTAATGGCTGACTATTACAAAGGATCACCTTACAAAGACGTAAGAAACTACAAAAATGGAAAGGGTAAGAAAAAGAAACCCGAATACAAACAACTATCCCTACCACTCAACCACGGAGTAAACGAAGTATGACACACCACAACCACGAAAATCAGAAATGGCATCCAGCAGAGGAGCTTAACGGAAGACTAGCTATGATAGGCATAGTCGCAGCTCTCCTCAACTACGCTTGGACAGGGCAAATTATACCCGGTATTTGGTAATGCCTAAGCCAGCTGGTAAGAAGAAGTACTCTGCCAAGCAGATGAAGATTGCCAGAGTAGCACCACCCCGAGATAAGATCACAGGAGCTGACTTCAAGAGACTTAAAAATGGCAAACGAAAAACCAAAAAGTAAACGTGACCAACTCATGATAGCTGGGCTTCCTCTTGATAAGGTATATGGTATCACAGATAAAGGTTTCTTTCTTGATAAAGATGGGTTGCCATTCAAGCAAGTAGACGGTAAACTAGAATCTGATGGTGATTACAGTCCACGTAAACACGGTGCTCTCATACCCAAGGGGTTAGTTAGAGCTAGAGATATAATAAAGATCAATGGCAAAAAAGAAACGGGGCGTCAGTCTCTCGCTCGGACGGGGTGAGAAGAGTCGTAAAGGCGGCCTAACAGCCAAAGGAAGAGCCAAGTACAATCGTGCCACTGGCTCTAATCTTAAGGCTCCACAGCCCGGAGGAGGGGCTAGAAAGAGGTCTTTCTGTGCTCGCATGTCTGG